TAGAGGAACGAAATGAAACTAAAGAAACTGATAGGAGAATACCTGAACAGCCACCCTTTCAAACGACTAAAGGGTAGCACTCAGAGCCAATATGAGCGGCACCTGATGCGGGTAAACGAAACCAAGGTAGGGTACAAGCTTCTGGGTAATACAAGCCTACAGGACATCAAAGCAGGGATGCTGAACAAAGCTTATGAGATGTGGGTAGAACAGTATGGCATACGATCAGCCAACTACATGAAACAATCCCTGTCTGTCGCTTGGAAACACGCTCTGCGTCATGACATGGTTATGCATGACCCTGTGCGCGTCATTAAAACGATCCAGACAAAGCCACGCAGACAGTTATGGACACGTGATCAGGTTAAAGCATTCCTGTCCACAGCTTACAGCCAAGAACGTTGGCACGGTATCGGGCTGCTAGTACATATGGCGTATGAGTGGGGTCAGCGTGTTGGTGATATGCGTAAGCTTACGTGGGACTATGTAGACCTAGACCAATGCCGCACAGACCTGACGCAATCGAAGCGGAATGCAGAGGTGCATCTGCCTATCAGTCAGAATTTGTGCAACATGCTACGCCAACAGAAAGAGATGTTTGGCTTTCAGGATATTGTTGCACCCAAGTATAACATCAAACGTGGCCTCATTCGAGCCTATCAGGAACAGGAAATAGCCCCTGCAATCAACGAAGTACTAGACGAAGCTAATCTACCACGTGAACTAAATGCGCAGGACTTACGCCGCACAGCTATCACAGAAGCAGTAGAAGCAGGAGTGGATTTGGTTGGCATTATGCAATTCTCTGGACATCAGAACCCCAGTAGTGTAAAGCCTTATCTAGTTAATACATTTACTGGTGCATCAAACGCATTAGCAGCGAGAGGAATTAGAGATGAAGACTAAAGTGTACTGGTGTCATACTTTTTCTGAAATGAACCCAAATGAATTGATGGGTTTTAAACCTGAACCACTATTAAAAGCTATGCAAAATGACTTAGATTGGTTGGACAATAAAGATATGTTTAGATGTGGTTCTATGATGTCCGATGTTAAAAGTGCGTTTGTTTGTAGGGCTTCATATGATATGACACTTAGGTTTAGTGATGAAGGGTTTTGGTTATTCCCTGATAATACAATTATGCAAAACCTTGGTAATGACATCGTACAGTTCCATAATAACTATGGCTTTACTTTTTTATCGGAGAACATAGATACAACATTAACTATTACACCACCTTTTATGCATGATACTGCATTCAATCGTGGTATATCTGGCACTCTTAACTGTGGTAAATGGTTACGTTTTGTAGGTGCATCTATAATAAAACAGGATAAAACCCCTATAGTTATAAAAAGAGGTGATCCTATTATGTATATTTACTTTAATAGGGACGTTCAGCTTATTCAAGTAAAGGAGACTGATAGTATACGACAATTAGTAAATAAATGCTTAAACGTAAAAAACTACCAAGAGAACACTCCTTTGAATAAACTTTACGATATGTTTGTAAATAGTGGTTATAGAAAAATGGCACTAAAAGAAATGAAAGGTAATGTAGTATGACTAGTTGGCAGAAACAAAGGGCGTTTGCCTCTGATCTAACCACACATGGTGATTATCGTGGCGACTGCCCCTTCTGCGGCGGCAAGAATACCTACACAGCTACGATAGGTGGTGGGTCATTAAAATGGAATTGCTATAAGATGGACTGTCATGTGTCAGGCATTCATGACACAGATATGACTGCAGAAGAAATCATGCAACTTATGAGCAAGACTGTAAAGCAAACTAGACAGCAGGAAGCTGAGACTATGGAGATACCTGTGTTCGTGGTAAAGCCTACATCGTTTCACGATAAGTTTCACCGCTTCACTAGACGCTATGGTTTAGCTGTAGGTGGGTTACTTTACGATGTAAAAGATGAACGTGTTGTGTTTCCAATTAAGCATAAAGGCCGCATCATTGATGCTATCGGACGTGCTGTTGGTAAAAAAAGATTTCCAAAATGGTATCGCTATAGTGGTGAAGCTAATTACTTCACTATGGGTTCAGGTAGAACTCTGCTAATTGTTGAGGATGTTGTGTCAGCTATTGTTGCATGGCAGGAATTTCCTGATATAACTAGTATGGCTATTCTTGGCACTCAGCTAACGACTAACCATCTTGAGAAAATTCGAGAGTATGACAAAGTTATTATTGCTCTTGATCCTGATGCTGCTAAAAAGACTATACAGTATCGTAGAGAGATCGAACAATGGACAGGCGTACCTACTAAAGCTTTGTCTCTGTTTGATGACATCAAGTACCGTGTCGATGATGACATGGACAAACTGAAGGACATGCTTGCATGATACAACTAGACCTGTTTAGAACCATCGAAAGAGTTGAGCTTGGCGTAGACTGTTTTGACATCTCTAAAGTAGAATTAAAAATAGAAAACCCAGTACAGGGACATCAGACAGCTTTTATGAAAGCCGTAGAAAACTTAAACAACTTACCGTCTGGTGTATTTATAATGTACAAGACTGGTGCTTATCATAAAGACAAAGAAAAGTACCCTGATCCTGTGTATCCTTATGTGTATGATACTGAAATGGATCGAGAGTTGGTGGTGTCAACCAAACGAACTAGCTACCCTTCTATAACTATACCCAATAGGTACCATCATTTTCTTGATGTAAGAGATGGTTATACATTTGGTTTTTTAATACATAGGTTGGCTGCTTTATGTTTTATTGAGAATGATGAGCCTAATGCAAAACTAACAGTAGATCACATAGACCAAGACTCACAGAATTATGCAGTAAATAACCTAGAATGGGTGACATACTCTGAAAATAATAGAAGAAGACGAGAGTGGAAGAAATGATTGACGTAACATACATAGACCACATGGGCAGCGACTTATCAGTAGTGAACGCAGCACGTGTTAGCTTTGGTAAGAAGTCTGAGTACATTTACTCTAGGGTTGATACTAATGGCCCACTAGAGAAAGCATTGCACCAACGTGACGTGAAGCTGATCCGCTACCTAGCCCAACACAAGCACATCTCACCCTTTGGTCATGCCTTTGCATCGTTCCACGTTAAAGCACCAGTCTTTGTAGCACGTCAGCTAGTAAAGCATAAGTTTCTACGTTGGAACGAGATCAGCCGCCGTTATGTGGATGAAGACCCAGAGTTCTATGTGCCTGATGTTTGGCGTGGACGTAGTGAAGATAAGAAGCAAGGTAGTGATGGTGTTATTGATAGTGACCCTATGAACACAAAAGGTTTTTATGCAATGATCAAGAATGAATATGCCTTGCTTTTACAAGCAGGCGTAGCACCAGAGCAAGCACGTATGGTACTGCCACAGAGCATGATGACTGAGTGGTACTGGTCTGGATCACTAGATGCGTTTGCTGATATGTGCCACCTACGCTGTAAGCCTGACACACAGGCAGAGACACGCGAAGTAGCAGAGAAGATCGAAGACTTAATGATGAACCGTTTCCCTGTATCTTGGGAAGCATTACGGATGTACGCAGAATGATGAGTGGTAAGATTGGTGTAGAAGCTGTAGAAGAACATGAAGATGGTAGCGCAACCTACCAATTTCATTTTGACAGCGACACAAGAGGTATGTTAGCAGAGGAAGGTCTAAAGCTAATCATATATTGTGCAGCAGCACAAATGGACATACAGAAGGTGTATGACTTCATAGAAGAAAACATGGACCTTACAGAATACAAATTTGGAGAAAACGATGACTAAAAAATATGCACTAATGATCGACGTTGATGGTGACTGGATGTATGTACCAGAGAACCCAACACAGTTTCATAACTTCCCAGAGCCACGTCTGTTCGATACCCTTGAAGAAGCCCGGGCTGAACAGGCTAACTGGAACACAGCAGTAGTTGTGGATTATGAAACCAAACAGATCAAACCAATGACTGACAAAGAACGTAAAGCATCTTTGGAACGCGAGAAGGCTAACAATGTTCACGGTTGAGTTTGAGAGTGACGCATCTATCATTACTGTCCTAGATGAAACAGGGCAGTATGATGATGTAGAGGTTATCATAGGCGACGATAGCGAGGTGTTCATTCGACAGTTTGATGCTGATGCCAACACCTATGATATGATTATATTAACATATGCACAGCTTGTAGATATACTGGCATCCTTGAATAGTACAGAGGGAATGCATAAAGTAATAGCGAAAGGTGTGCTATGATTGATTACATTACAGGGGCATTGTTTATGTATATCTTTGCTATGCCCTTGTTACTATACATAACAGAAGAAGTAGAAGACGGTAGTGGGTGGGGCCGCATTCTATTTGCAATCATGTGGCCTTTGGCTAGTCTTGAGGCACTAATTAAAATGTTAAGAGGAAACGAAGATGATCGAACTGGGTCTAATTAAATCACTACTAAACAAAGAGTTTTATGAGCAGCACAAGAATCTGCTATCACGCAACGAATTATTCACAAAAGACGTGCGTAAGATTAAGCAAGCCCTTGATGGTGCGATGGAACAGTATGGCACAGACCTGACACCACAGGATTTACAGGCTGTGTTTCTTACACAAAACCAAACACTCACTACAGCTAACAAAAGTACATATGATGATATGTTCCGTAAGCTAGAGATTATTGAGCCAATCAATCCTGAGATTGCTACGGATACATTCTCTAAGATGTTCCAACAATTCTTGGGTGAGAAGATAGCGAACATAGGTTTCGAGTGTGTCAATGGATCACTAGACACGCTTGAGCCTCTGCGCCGATTACTAGAGGATTACAAAGATGATTTTACTCCTGATGTCCGTGTCGAGTGGGATGACCATAGCTTTGACACTTTACTTGATGCCGCTGATCTGGAAGCACAATGGAAATTTAACATTCCAACTCTCACTAGAAAAGTGGAAGGTGTTACTGGCGGTCATCTTGTTGTGGTTGGCGCTCGGCCTAATACTGGCAAAACTTCTTTTCATGCCTCTCTGGTAGCAGCAGAGGGTGGTTGGGCGCATCAAGGTGCCAAGGTAGTAGTGCTGTGTAACGAAGAGAAATACACACGTGTCGCTTCTCGCTACCTGTGTGCCGCTTCTAACATGAACATGAAAGAGATACGTGAGAACCCTGTACTGGCGCGTAAGCGTTATGATGTTGTGAAAGAGAATGTGCGTATCAAAGACAGCACAGGCAAAGACATGAAATGGGTGGAGTCAGTAGTCAAGCATTCCAAGCCTGACGTGCTGATCCTAGACATGGGTGACAAGTTTGCTGACACATCTAGTGAACGTACAGACCTGACGCTAAAGGCAGCAGCCATCCACGCACGTAACATAGCCAAGCAGTATGACTGTGTGGTTCTGTGGATGTCACAGCTATCAGCCGTAGCAGAAGGACGTGTGGACTTGGATCAGTCTATGATGGAAGGATCGAAGACAGGTAAGGCAGCAGAAGCAGACTTGATGCTACTGATTGCTAAGACAAAAGATGTTGAGGGTGAGGGTATCAACCCAGAGCGTCATATCAATTTTGCTAAGAACAAGATTAATGGGTTTGACGGACGTGTTGTTTGTATGCTAGACGGTGATCGTGCGATATTCCGCGCGTAAGAGAGGAAACATGCGAGTAGTACTAGACGTAGAAACAAGCGTTACTTGGCGAGAGAATGCCAAAGGTAAGTCTGTAATCTTTAACGATCCATATGAGAAGGACAACGGCCTTACTCAGGTTGGCATGGTAAATGCAGATAACACAGATGAATTACATATCATCAACCTAGACCACAATGAAGAGAAAGACATTGATGGTTCAGGACGTGCATTCGTTCAAGCTTTGTTGGATAAGACAACCCTGCTCATCATTCACAATGCCAAGTTCGATATGATGTGGCTGTGGGAGTGTGGGTTTGTCTATGATGGCCCTATCTATGACACTATGCTTGCTGAATATCTACTAGACCGTGGACAGCGTAACCCTGTTGGACTTGGGGCCGCTGCAGAACGTAGAGGTTTGGCAGAGCAGAAAGAGGATTACCTATCAACATGCCTCAAGAAAGGAATTAACACTAATGAAACCGATCTATCTAAGCTTAGCCTTTATCTTAGGGCTGACCTGCTCACAACTAGTGAGTTGTTCCACCAACAGGAAAGAGACTTTGCCCAAGCCGACAGTAAGTCCCTTCATAACGTTAGACAGGTTACCTTCGACACCTGTAAAACCCTCACCCAAATGTACATGTCAGGAGTCAAAGTAGACCTTGATGTACTAGATGAGGTGCGCCAAGAGTTCGAGCATGAACGTGCTACGATTGAGACACGGTTGCAGGATAAGATACGTGACCTAATGGGTGACACCCCGATCAACCTACGTTCATCAGAGCAGAAGTCTAAGGTTATCTTCTCACGTGAGATGAATAACAAGAAAGACTGGAAGGGTCTATTCACATTTGTTAAGGACGCTAAAGAATTTAAGAAAACTGTCGAAGCTAACTCTACTCTGATCCGTAAGACAGAAGCATTCACCTGCCCTACGTGTGAGGGTCAGGGTAAGACGTTTAAGGTAAAGAAAGATGGCACCAAGTATGCTAAGCCTAACAAATGTAAAGACTGTGATGCACGTGGGTATCAACTACGTAAGACCAACAAGATGGCAGGGCTTGGGTTCTTTCCACCCAACAAAGACTGGGCTAGTGACAATGGGTTCAACACAGGCAAGAAAGAACTAGACGTTCTGATTGCTACAGCAAAGAACAACAACATGCAGGACGCTATCGACTTGCTTACAGACATGAAACGTTTGAACGCAGTCAACAGCTACATCTCTAACTTTGTGAATGCTATTGAGCTACACACAAAAGAGAATGGCATACTGCACGTTAACTTGACGCAGCACATCACAGCCACAGGCCGCTTCTCTGGACGCGATCCAAATATGCAGAACATGCCACGCGGTAACACATTCCCTGTGAAGAAAGTATTCGTGTCACGTTGGGATGGTGGCTACATTATGGAAGCAGACTTCGCACAGCTTGAGTTTCGTACCGCTGCATTCCTAGCACAGGATGAGGTAGCTATGAAAGAGATTGCAACAGGGTTCGATGTACACAGTTATACCGCCAAGGTTATCACAGATGCGGGACAGTACACCACACGTCAGGAAGCAAAGGAACACACCTTCGCTCCACTCTTTGGTGCTACTGGGTTTGGACGTTCCAAAGCTGAGAAAGCTTACTACGAACACTTTACAGAGAAATACAAAGGTGTTGCTGCTTGGCATCAGAACTTAGCTGATGAGGCTATTCGCTTTAACAAGATTACTAACATTTCTGGGCGGCAGTATGCATTCCCAGATGTAGAGCGTAGAGCTAATGGCAGCGTGTCACATTTCACCAACATCAAGAACTACCCAGTACAGGGTTTTGCCACCGGGGATGTTGTCCCTGTGGTACTTAACGAAATGCATAAACGTCTACAGCCTTACTACTCATGCATAGTTAATACTGTCCACGACTCTGTGGTAGTAGACATACACCCAGACGAGAAAGATATTGTATTACAGTTAGTAAATGATATGAATGATGGGTTGACAGACATGGTAGAAAAAGTGTATGGCATTCGTATGAACGTCCCACTCTTATTAGAGGCTAAAATCGGCCCTAATTGGCTTGACACAGTAGACGTATAATGTATAACTACAGATTCCGAAACTGCTCATAGGAGAAAATAAATGAGTAATGAATTAGCAATCGCAACAGAACGCGGTCAATCAATGGCAGAACTAATGGGTGTATCAAACGCCCCTGCCCAGTCAGCTACACCTGCTGTGGCACGACTGAATGTTAACCAAGAGGTTATCGAAAAAGAGGTGGAGATGGATGGTGAAATCCTTATGAAGCCTGTCATGCCAAAGGGTGCATACAAACTTACACAAGGTGATACTGTAGTCTATAGTAAGACTGCATCT